TATTCCCAACTCTCCTCAATTCAAACTACGGGCGCTAAAGAGTGGGTGGTGGGCACACGCTACCATCCCAAAGACCTCTATGCCGACCTGATGGAAATGACCGAATCCTACTTTGATGAGGAGGCGGACGAGGAAGTGGAGAAGTTGGTGTATGAGGTGTTTGAACGTGAAGTTGAGACAAACGGAGAGTTTTTGTGGCCTAAGCAGCGTCGTAAAGATGGAAAGACGTTTGGATTTGATGACAGGGAGCTTGCGCGTAAGAAGGCAAAATATTTGGATGTTACACAGTTTTTTGCTCAATATTATAACAATCCAAACGCTGTAGAAACACAATATATGCAGAAGTCCAACTTCCAGTGGTTTGATAGGGATAAGTTGGAAAACGTAAGTGGGGTGTGGTATTTGGGAGAGCGTATGCTAAACGTCTACGCCTCCATCGACTTTGCGTTTACAGTGAGTGCAACAGCCGACTACACTGCCATTGTCATTGTAGGTGTGGACGATGAGAACAACATTTATGTTCTAGACATCGACCGCTTCAAGACAAACAAGATAAGTGTTATGTATGACCACGTAGCGTCTGTGTATAAGAAGTGGCGATTTAAGAAAATACGTGCAGAGGTGGTTGCAGCACAGCGCCTCATTGTTACACAGTTTAGAGAGTTTATGCGTAGTCAGGATATCATTTTTACAATTGAAGAATACAATCCTCCTAGAAACATGAAGAAGGAGGAGCGCATTAGCGCCATATTAGAGCCTCGTTACACGAACAAAATGATTTGGCACTATAAGGGAGGCAACTGCCAAACCCTTGAAGAGGAGTTGCTTATGTCCAATCCAGAACACGACGACATCAAAGACGCTCTTGCCAGTGTGGTTGAAATTGCAAAACCGCCGATAGCCCGTCAGCGTTGGTGGAAAAAGGATACGGACAATGTTTACAACGCTAGGTTTGGAGGCAAGTAATGGAAAATAATATTGCTACAGGGTTTGAGCCGCACCAGTTGGCGGCTACAATCACCGATCTTTGGGTGAAGTGGGACACTGCTCGCACGGAGTGGAAAGATGAGAAGAAGGAGTTGAGGGAATATTTGTTTGCTACAGATACGTCCAAAACTCTCAACCACAAACTTCCGTGGAGTAATAAGACAGTGAGTCCCAAACTTACGCAAATTAGGGACAACCTCCATGCCAACTACCTCGCTGCGTTGTTTCCTAACGACGACTGGTTTACTTGGGAAAGCAGCGACAAAACTCCCGACATTGCCAAGAAACGCAATGCCATCACCAACTACATGAAACAGAAGTTGAAGGCGTCCAACTTTCAGCTTCTCGTATCCAACTTGGTTTACGACTACATCGACTACGGCAACGTTATTGCCGGACACACGTTTGTCAGCGAGACAAAGAAAGACCCCCTCACTGGTGACACCATCAACATTTACACTGGCCCTAAAGCCTTTCGGGTAGACCCGATGAGTGTGGTGTTTAATCCGCTGTGTGTCAGCTTTGATGAGAGTCCTTTTATCCGCCGCATTCTGAAGAGTGTGGGCGACCTGATGAACGATGTGGAGAACAGCCCCTCTCTTAAATACGACCCCTCTGTTGTAAAGAGGGCTATGGACATGCGCAGCCAATATAGGGACAATCCTGAGTTGTTTAAGAACGACGCCCTTGCTGTAGACGGGTTTGGTTCTATTGACGAATACCTCACTTCCGACATGGTAGAACTCATTGAGTTTTGGGGGAATGTCTACAATCCCGAAACCAGAGAGTATATGCGCGATAGGTTGGTGACGATTATTGACAGGAAGTGGGTTCTTAGGAACACGGCTAACGAAAGCTGGCTTGGTAAAAAGCCCTTCTTCCATTGTGGTTGGAGGTTGCGTCCTGACAACCTGTGGGCACAAGGGCCTCTCGATCAGCTTATGGGTCTTCAATACCGGATTGACCATCTGGAAAACCTTAAGGCTGACGTGTTCGACCAAATTGCCTATCCCATTGTTAAAATTAAGGGCAATACGGTGGAGGAGTTTGAAGTGGAACCGGGAGCAAACATCTTCTGTGGAGATGAGGGGGATGTGGAATTTATGCGCCCTGATGCCACTGCCCTTCAAGCGGACATGCAAATTCAAGAACTGATGAACCGTATGGAGGAGTTGGCTGGTGCTCCTAAGCAGGCCATGGGAATTAGGACGCCGGGGGAGAAAACCAAATACGAAGTGCAGCAGCTTGAAAACGCTGCTGGACGCATTTTCCAGAGCAAGGTGCATTGGTTTGAGAAGAACATTTTGGAACCGCTTCTCAATTCCATGCTGGAAGAGAGTAGGCGTAATTTTGGTGCGGTTGAGCGTATTCGCACCATTGATTCGGAATTTGGGAATGAGGTGTTTATCGAAGTGACTAAAGACGACTTGGTGGGCAAAGGTGCCCTCTACCCGGTTGGAGCAAGGCACTTCGCTGACAAGGCTAGGTTTATTCAAGAACTCAGCCAAACCATTGCTGCTGTCCAAGCTATGCCCACTGTCATGCCTCACATTAGCGGAAAAGCTGTGGCTAAGGCTCTTGAGGAAAACTTGGGCTGGATGAACTACAAAATTGTGAAGGACAATGCAGGCGTGTTTGAACAGGCTGAAACACAGCGTCTTATGAACCAAATTCAGGAAGATATGGCTGTAGAACAGCAAGTTCCTGTAGATGGCCCACCTGTTGAGGAGGGGTTTTAATTGAAAACAATTCTCAGTAAGCATAGACCTGAAGACACCTCTAAGGAAGATTTTGAAAAGATGTGGAACAACATGCAGTATGGACTCACTACACTATATAAGGCAATAGAAGAAATGAAAAGTTCAACTGAAGGTGTAAAATCTTCAGATTTTGATTGTCCCAACCACTATGCTAAATTAGCCTATGAATTAGGAAAAAAGCAAGCATATCAAGAGGTTATGGATTTACTGCCTGAAGGTACTAAATTTATTTAAAAAACCAATTGGACATTTGTAGTGTTTTTTGCTACTAATGATAAAGAAGTATATTTTTATAAGGAGATGGTATGACAGATACTACGATTTTTACACCTGACAACGGTGGTGTTTCTGGAACAGAGAGTGCTGCGGCTCTGGCTGTGCAAACCGGCACGGCATCTGATACACAAAGTCAGATGGTAGCTGCCCTCGTAGGTGAGGGCAAGAAATACAAGACAGTTGATGATTTGGCTAAAGCCTATGTAAATGCTGACAGTTTTATCGAACAGCTTAAAGCTGAAAATCGAGAACTGAAAGAAAAAGCCGTGGCTGCTAAAACAGTTGATGATGTCTTGGAACGGTTGCAACAACAACATACACCTCCCTCTGCTGACAAGCAGACGACAACGGCACCTGCCGTGGATGTGTCAGACCTATCTAAGTTGGTTGAAGCTACTGTAACAGGTTTGGAGACACGGAAGCAAAAACAAGCCAATTTGCTTAAAGCAGATGCAAAAATGAAGGAGTTGTTTGGTGACAAGGCAGGCCAAAAGTTTGCTGAAGTTGCTGTCACTCCCGAACTGCAAAAAGTATATGAAGAGCTTGCTTCTGTAGACCCTGATAAATTTGTGTCCTTATTCGTGGAAGGTGTTCCTAAGAACACGACTAGAGCAGATACGGGCGGTGTAAACACCAATGTCAACTATTCTACAATCAACCAAACAGGCCGTGCCAGCACGGTTGGAACAAAGGAATATTATGACAATGTGCGACGAACCAAACCCGAAACCTACTACAGTCAGGACTTTCAGTTGAATATGGATAGACAGGTTAGGAGCAATCCCAACCTCTATTACGGTAAATAAAGGAGATTTAAATGAGTTTTGACTACAATACAGTCAACACACATTTGGTTCGTGCCGAGATTTGGTCAGACCAACTTAAAGAAATTCTGCAAGATCGTCTGCAAGGCACCAAATATGTTCGTTGGCTTTCCAACTTCCCTGACGGGAACACCCTCACCATTCCGTCGATTGGTGAGATTCCGATGCGTGAAACTGCTGAAAACACACCTGTCGTGTATGACGCGATGGACACTGGCGAGTTCCAACTCACCATTGACCGTTACGTTGAGTCGGCCACCTACATTACGGACAAGGCCAAGCAAGACGCCTTCTACGCCAATCAACTGATTGCGTCGTTTGTTCCGAAAATGCGTCGTGCCATTGAAGAAAATCTGGAAACTTCGATTTTCGCTCTGGCTGGTAGCCAAACGCTTGCCGATGCCAACACCATCAATGGTGCGGCTCACCGCTTCATCGGTGGCGAAACTTCGGGCAATCTGAAGTTTGAAGACTTTGCGAAAGCCAAGTTTGCTCTGGACAAAGCCAATTGCACAGGTTCGCGTATTGCCATTGTTGACCCGTCTCAGGAATACATCCTGAACGTCACAACCAACATTGCAAGCGTTAGCAACAACCCGCGTTTTGAAGGTTTGATTAACACAGGTTTTGTGAATGACATCACTGGCATGGCGTTCGTTAAGAACATCTACGGTTTTGACGTTTACGTGTCCAACTACCTGTCCACTACAGCTTCGGATGAAAATTCGGGCCTTGGTGGTGCGTCTGTCGCTTCGACAGGCTTTGTTCAAAACATCTTCTGTTCGTTGGGTGGGATGGACGAAACCCCGTTTGTGGGTGCGTGGCGGCAAGAACCGCGTGTTGAGTATGACCGTAACAAAGACCTGCGCCGTGATGAATATGTCATGAACGCTCGCTTTGGCCTTAAGCTCTATCGTCCTGAGTCTATGGTGGTTGCACTTACACCCACGACTATTTAATAAAGGAGAATAGATTATGGCTACTATTGGTGATCGTGGCGCGTCTTGGACTAACAGTGATGGCTTGGTTGTTGGGTTTGGCACTAACGAACCCGCACAAGCTGGCGCTGCTGACAAGAACGGCGCTGCTCAAGGTCTTGCGAAAACCGCGTCTGTGAAGTTTGACTACAAGGACATGAACGCCTGCACTACTGGTGGTGTGGTTAATGTTCCTGTTCCGGCTGGCTCTATCATTTTGGATGTGCGTGTCGTTTGCGAAACTGCGTGGACGGCTACTGGCACAAACACATTTGAAGTGGGCCTGACGGGTGGAGACGTTGACCTGTTTATGTCTACGACAGTGGGCACTTCTGGCAGCATGACTGCCGGTGCAGTGTTGCTCGGTGACGGTGTCGGCCTGTTTGGTGCCACCGACACTGGTGCGCGTGAACTGTATAAGTTTGCGTCCGCTGACACCATCGACATTGTCACTGCCATGTCCGACTGGACTGGCGGCACAGCGTCGTTGATTGTCGCTTACATCTAAGTGATGTGTGGGAGGGGGCCTAGTGTCCTCTCCCATTTTACGGAGAATTAAATGCCTACTGTAGCACACTCCTCTCTTACTGGCGTTAATAGCCACGAACCTAAAGGTGTTGAATCCGCCACAGCAGGTAAGGCGTACATTTCGGATGGCGCTAATAGTGGGGATTGGACCTACCCCGGAGGCCACGTTTACGGCTCCATCTATTCTAAAGACGGCGCAATTGCAATTGGCACAATTGGCACCACACCTAAGAAGTTTGAGGTGTTCACTGCTGACGGCCCATCCAATCAAACAACCCCTGCACACGCAAGCGACCAAATCACTGTCGGTGTGGCAGGTGACTATTACGTATCAGGTGCGTTTACAATAGCTACGGCTGCTGCCGGTGATGCTGGTCTTTACCAAATTCATCTACGTGTAAACGGCACAGAGAATGCAGCTATTGGTGGTAGGTATCAACTTAGCGGCTCTGCTGATACAGCAGAAATGCACATTGCAGGTATTGTGACACTTGCTGCTAATGATGTAGTCACTGTCTACGTTGAGAGTGACGATGCTGGCGCTGACGACTTGGTTGTGAATGCTGCCAACTTGTCCGTCTTCCTTTTGAAGGCGGCATAATGTTTATCGCCGTCCTGTTTCTATGTGTTTCTGGTGAGTGTGGGTTTGCTTATGAACACATTAATACGTTCAGCAAAAAAGCCGACTGTCAACACGCAGTGAGGTTGTTAGCCGACTCCATGCAAAACTCTCTACCACAAGCAAACATTGTGGGCGCTTGCCTCCATGTTAAAGCGGAGTCAATTTAATGGCAAAGCTAACCCTTCTCGACATGGTGCAGGACATATTGTCCGCTATGGACAGCGACCCTGCCAACTCCATTGATGACACTGTTGAATCGGCACAGGTGGCTACAATTGTCAAGCAGTGCTATTTTGACATTGTGTCCGACCGTGATTGGCCGTTCTTAAGAACAAAGTTTAGCCTAACTGGATTGGGCGATACGACACGCAAAACCTACATGCAATTGGGTGAGGGGTATAGCAAACTGTTGTGGGTGAAGTATGATGGCAATGATGTCACCTACCTCGACCCCAAGTCGTTTCAAGACATGCTCGACCAACGTGAGGAGTTGGCAGATGTAGTGGATTCGGATGGGTTTGTTCTCAACCGCGACCCTATGTATTACACCACGTTTGACGACGAACTCATTGTATTTGACGGCATTGATACAGACGTAGATTCCACTCTGCAAACTAGCAAGAGCGTTTGCTACGGAGTGGAGGTGCCTACGTGGACACACGAAGATTCGTTTGTCCCTAACATGCCTGCTAAAATGTTCCCCATGTTTCTTGCAGAAGCCAAGTCAACTTGCTTTCTCAACTTGAAACAACAGGCCAATGCCAAAGAGGAACGTAAGGCACAACGAGGAAGGCACACGTTTCAAAATGAAGTGTGGCGAAACAATGCCAGCGAAGGTAAGTGGAACACTAAAGTTGCGTATGGGAGAAAATAGATGGACGACACTGTTTTCAATCAGGTAATGAACAAGGGTAAAGAACGTAAAGACTACCAGAAACAAAGCAAGGAAAAGCGTGACGAAGCCATTGAAAATGGCGAAAAGAGGCTTGCTGTAGACCGCACTCCTAGTGGTCTCTACTATGTAGTGCAAAAGACAGGTGGTCAACTTCCCGAACTTCTCAAGGGTAAGTTTACGTCAGTTGACAAAATTAGAAAGTTGGTTGTTGCTCGCTATGGAAAGGACATTCTTGAGTGACTGTTCAAAGCGCACAAGACGAGCAGTTTACGTTTGTATCAGGAATAAACACTGAGGCAAGCTATTTTACATTCCCCAAAAATACTTGGAGTGATGGGGACAATGTAATTCCCAACGTCAATGGAAGCGTTGTTAAGCGACGTGCTGTTGACTTGGAAACTAGCTACACTCTTTCTACACAAGACGTTTCCGAGAGTGATAAAAACCTTTGGGCCTTCACCACAGGGAAGTGGCTAGCTGTAGCCGGTCAGGGCGACACCAACTTCATCGTTGCACAATGTGGTAGGTATGTTTATTTCTACACAGACATCTCTATTTCCACCTCTTCTAACAAGAAGAGTTTTTCCATTGATCTGAACAGCTACAAGGCGTCAGGCAACCCATCAGTGATTGGCACTTCACCAATTAAGTGCGTAAGTGCTAGTGGTAGTCTCATCATCACTTCAGGAGACACTGAGCCTATTTTGGTGGAGTATGACACCGCCACAGACACAATAAGTGTATCTACAATAACTA